CAATCATTTTGCGAAGCTTCGGTGACTCTATCTCATAAGACTCGTCATCATTTAGTTTAAAGAACTTCAATCGCCCTTTTGGATCTTGGGGTTTCACGTCTTTCCACAGTGGGTAGCCAGCAGAAGTGTCCATTCGGATGGATAGCATTGAATCAAAGTTGTCCACACCATTGATCGATTCGTGTTCTGTTAGCAACCTTGGTCTTCGTCCAGCATCGTGTTCCAGTTTTCGTAACTTCTTCGAGATGTTCTCAATCATCCAATCTTCAACTACATCCAAAACGTTCGCATCAAAAGCCTTTGTGTAGGTTCCATACTTATTCACTCCACGCAACAATGGGCTACCAGGCTCTTCACATCTAGGATCGTGTGATGTTAGCACAGGAGGTGCTTTCTTGGGCTCCGCCAACACTCCACTAAAAGGGGTGGGACGCAGAGCTGAATGGGGTGGGCTGTGGTGTTCCAAACCATCGTCAACCCGCCCAAGCACCATAAGGTTTCCTGCCGGAGGGAGAGAGCACCCTTCGACACGGATTCCTTCCATACCATTTCCATTCTGTCCAAAGATGTTAAGCTTCTTGAAAGCCAACTCAACTAGTTCTTGATTCACAGGTAAGGCAAAACCAACGCGATCTTTACCAGCAACGTGAATACCAAGTATGTTCCTACTTGTCGGGCAATTAGATCGCAACAGTAAGCCTCCACATGAACCAGGTGTCGTATTAGCTGAGTAATAGTAGCCGTCAATCATCCGGTACACTCGTTTCTCATAGTACAAGGGACGTTCCATTTTCAAAACCAACATAACGTGATTGATCCATTCACTGTCTTTATATATTAACAGATCTCCATCGATGTTGGTAACGTCAGCCTCCTGTCCCATATGGAAACGAGGAGCAATACTTTTGAATGTAGGAGCTCCATCTAATCTGATAAATACCACATCACTATATTCCATCACACCATTAAGTTTAAATTGCGGGATGTAACAATCTTGTTCTCTCACATGGTACTGCGCCTTTGGTTTCGCCGTGGTCGTCATTCCGCGCACATAGCTGACATAAATCTTGTGGTTGATCATGGAGGGTTCGAAATCTTCCCGGTCGATGTAAAAGATATGGCGGGGCACCATCATCATATTGCCCCCCACCATAATACCATTTAAGGTTCGCCACTTTCCATCTTCTCGTTGGCAGCCGACCATCACGTAATGAGTCTTCAGTTTCTCCTTCAGATCGTTCAAAGATGGGTCTCCTCCTTCAGCTCGTACGATGTGTCTCTTGATGAACTCCGTAACTTTGACTTTCAGAACTGAAAAGCCGTCCAGGGATCGTGGTTTCTCAATCTTTCCAAATAAAGTCCCTGTCCAATCGCTTCGTGACACAAGTTTATCCAGTTCTTTACGCCGAGACTCGTACAATCCTTCACTCTCACATTTTCCTTGT